GGCAAAGCAAGATATACGGCATTCATATGGCTGTATGTTATTTAGGAGGATCTTTATTCCATTTTGTTACCAAAGACGTTTTGGAGGAAGCAATTAAAACATCTGAAATGATTACTTTAGAAGAACCAGTAGTACAATATGAAATGGGTACTGCAGATATATTACCATCTCAATCAATTTTAGAATACATAGGCAAAGTTAAACCAGTACACCAAAATACTAAAACAGATCTTAGACCATCAACAATTTTTGAATTATTTGGACCACACACAACAGAACCAGCACCACTTTCACCAAATGACTCACGTATTAAAGATAGAATGTTAGATAAAATGATGTTTTATAAAGAATTATTTAAAGGTTATTCTCAAACACCTACATTTCCCAACGATGTTTTTGATGAAGCAACTGAATATCTCATAACCAAACACAAACAATGGCATGCTAAATCAAAAGTACCTTTAAAATTTTTATCAATTGAAGAAGCTTTGAATGGACTTCCAATAGAAGGAAATTCAAGAATAGATCTAACCACATCAGCTGGATACCCATATGTAACAGAACATCTTAAACGAACGGATTTGATTAATCAAGCAGAAGACGGAACTCTCACACCAACTCAACGAATTGTAAATGACGTAAATGATTTTTGGGACAAGATTAAACAACAAATTGTTCCATGTGTACCTTTTATTTTATCAATTAAAGACGAACGAATTAAATTATCAAAAATTTATCAAGAAATCAAACCACGCTTGTTTGCAGCAGGCAGCTTATTACATCTCATTATTTCTAGACAATTATTTTATTCACACATCATGATGCATTACCACGAAAAGACTTATAGTTCAGTTAGATTAGACAGATTATCATTGGATTGGCACGATTTCTTTACAGATTTATTAACAAAAGGACATTTCGGTTTTGACGCCGATTTTAAATTTTGGGATAGATCATTATGTAAAGCATTAGTAACAGCTAGTTATAAAGTTAGTTTAAACCCACATGAAAAATATTTAACAACAAATTATGGACCAAAATCAGTAGACACTTTAAAAGAATTTTTTACATCACCTTATTATATATTTTTAGACAAATTACTTAGAGCTATAGGAACATCACCATCAGGAGGTTTAATGACCTTCCAATTGAATGGCAATGCAAATGAAATTTTAACAATTACAGGATTTATTGAAGTAACAAAAAGAATATCACCAGCAATTTCAACTATTAAAATTTACGAACGACATACAGGAGGTAAAAGAGGAGGAGATGATTCTGTGCAAGCAGTATCAGATTCTCTTAAACCCATTTTTAACGGGGTTACTTTTACCGAATGGACTAATTCTCACGGCATGACCGCAACATCTGCAGACAAAGCAAATGTAATTGTACCATATAAAAAATTGAACGAATTAACTTTTTTAAAAAACACAACAGGAACCATGAACGGATTATATGTACCACTCTCAGATCAAACAGCACTTATAGAATCAATGTATTGGATTAGGATTAATAAACATCAAATGGACGAACACGCAGCAACTTTAGACAATATTAATTGCTCTATGAGAGCTTTTTATTTTTATGGCAAAGAACACTACAACAAAATTCGATCTAAAATTGTAGAAGCAACAAATTAT